TTGCTGATGGAAGTATAACGGATAGTAGTGGTACTATTACTTTTGTTAATGAAAATCTTGTCACCACGGGAACTTTAGGGTGTGGTGTATTAACTGCTGCTACTGCTTCTACAATAGGTAACTTAACATTAGGAGATGGAAGTATAACGGATAGTAGTGGTACTATTACTTTTGTTAATGAAAATCTTGTCACCACGGGAACTTTAGGGTGTGGTGTATTAACTGCTGCTACTGGTTCTACTGTTGGTAATTTAACTCTTGCTGATGGAAGTATAACGGATAGTAGTGGTACTATTACTTTTGTTAATGAAAATCTTGTCACCACGGGAACTTTAGGGTGTGGTGTATTAACTGCTGCTACTGGTTCTACTGTTGGTAATTTAACTCTTGCTGATGGAAGTATAACGGATAGTAGTGGTACTATTACTTTTGTTAATGAAAATCTTGTCACCACGGGAACTTTAGGGTGTGGTGATTTAACATTAGTTAATGGTTCAGTATCTATTACCGATACTGATAATGCTGCTTCTTTATCAGTTGTTAATAATACAGTTACAACAGCAGATGCGGTTACAATTGTATCAAATGTTCTTACAACTGGTAGTGCTTTAGATATTACATCTTCTTCTTCTGCTAAAACAACAGGTGGTTTAGTTAATATTGCTCAAACTGGTGCTACTACAACTCAAGAAGCTCCTTCTCTAACTGTGTCTACTAGTGCTACTACACATGCAAGTGCTGGTGTTGCTAGTTTTATTGCCGATGCTTTAACTGTTGGTGATGCTGTTTCTATTAGTGCTGATTTGTTAACAAGTGGCAGTGCTTTAGATATTACATCAACTTCTGTTGCTAAAACATCAGGTGGTTTAGTTAATATTGCCCAAACTGGTGCTACTACAACTCAAACAATACCTACATTAACAGTATCAACTACAGCAACTACTCAAGGAGGAGTATCATCATTTACTGGTGATGCTTTAACAACTAGTGATGCTGTAAATATTTCATCTACTGCTCTTACAACTGGGAGTTCTTTAAAAATTACTGCAGCTGCCAATAAAATGGGTATTAATGTAAATGCGGGTGTTTCAAGATTTAATGGTGGTAGTATTACACAAGGAACAACTGTTGAAACTGGTGGTGGTGGTGATGTTATAACAGCAGCACAAATAATAAATGGTTATGCGTATGTTGGTGTAGCTGGCGGTTCAGTGGCTTTAACTTTACCTGGTGCTGATGCTATTCAAACTGCTTTATCTAATATGGGGATTACAAGTGCTGCTGGAACAAGATTACCACCTCTTATAGTAGAAGTAACTGATGGTAATAATTTAACTGTAACAGCAGGTACTGGAGAAACAGTTCATGGGACAGCTGCTATAAATGATAAAACAGCTATTATTCATTATATATTTACAGGTGCTGCTTCGGCAGTTGCTATTGTTACACAAGCATAAACATAATTAATTTAATATTAATAAAATATACATAATAAATCCAAAATTTAATAATTTATATTAATACTAAAAATAATAAAAAATATATAATTAAAAATATATAATAAAATCAATTTAAAAAATTAAAAAATAATAATAAATAATAATAATTAATATAAAAACATAATAATATATAATAATAAATACTCTAAACTAAAAATGTCTTCTCAACAAACTAATATTACAATTACAATAAATCATTTAAATTCTCTTTTAAATGGTGTTATTTTAGCACAAAAAAGAGGTGTTTATTCTTTTGAAGAATCTGGTATTTTAGCCGAACCAGTAAAAGTTGTTTCACAATTTATTAAAGTTCATAATGAAAATGAAGAACGAAAGAAACTAGAACAGGTAAAACTAGAACAGGTAAAACTAGAACAAGACAAAAAAACTAAAACACAAGTAAATACTAATGTTCAAATACCTTCTACTATTCAAGAAGAAGATTTAACATTAAAAAATTTAATTTAATATTATATAATAAAATATAATATAAAAAAATATTTAAAACTATATTTTATTTAGTATTATTACTTTTCTATAAATTTTCTATAATTTTTCCTTTACATTATTATCATTACCATCAACTAATATATTATTAACATAAAATGGAGTAGCCATTTTTAATTCACTATCATTATAATTAAATGTAATTTCATCATTAACTTTAATATCACGTAGAGCAACAACATTATGTCCATCAATACGTGTTGAAGGTGTAAATGAATGGTTCATAAATATACCAAATTCATCATAAATATGTTTATTATCTCCTATATAGATAGTTTCTCGTGTAGGATAATCATATAGTTTACCTGCTAATGTAAATACAATTTCATCTTTTAAATATGATTTTGTAGAGTATAAACCTTTCGCATTTAATTCAGGATTAGTTTTAATATACATAATGATAATGAATAATTTAAAATTATATTTATTATAAATTATGTTTTTATATTAATAATTTCATAAAATTTTATAATTTTATTAAATTATATTTTTCAATATTTTTTAATACTTTTTAATTTTAAAAAATTGAAAAAAAAATTATTATAATACAATTCTATATAATTATGATGATATTTAACTTCTTACTATGGAAGCAAATGATTTTGAAAGAGCACTCGCAGAATCATTTAATAACGCATATAATAATAATGTGCCTATAAGCACATCTGAGGCTAATAATGTAAATGATATTTTTGTAGGTAATGAAGTAAAAACTGAATGTATTATTTGTTATGAAGAAGATAGTCCTTGTATTAAATGTTTTCAATGCACTGCTGTTTATTGTAAAACGTGCTTAACTAAAATTGCTTCTGAAAGTAATAAATGTATTTGTTCAATTGATATTAGAAATAATTATTCTAAATTAAAAAAATACAATCAAAATTTAATAAAAAAAGCAAAAGAAGATAAAGAAAAAGCAGATAAGGCTAAACGAGATAAGGCTAAACGAGATAAAGCAATAAAAGAAAAAGAAGAACGACAAAGACTAGAACGTCAAAATAGTTTAAATAATAATCATAATTCTAATACTCAAACTTCACTAAACTATGATTATATTAATAATCATATTATTAATAATTCTAGTAATAGTAATTTAAATAGTAATCGTAATTTAAATAGTAATAGTAATTTAAATCGTAATACAAATTTAAACAAATATAATAGTAATTCAAATAATACAAATTTAAATGATACAAATTTAAATGATAAATTAAATTTTATAAAAGATTTAACCGATAATAAAATTTATAATATTGATTTTAAATCATTTTGTAATGAATTAAATAATACAACACCAAATTTTGATTACTTATGGGATTATCAACATAAAACATTAACATTTTATACAGTTCCTAATACAAATCAAGAACTTAAAAACATAGTTATAAATTATAATATTTTAAATGCTGAATATCAAGCCGAAATCTATGTTTATATTTTAGAATTATTAAAATTACCTTTTTCCCAATTTAAAAAAAATTGGAATAAAATTGCTGATATATTTCCAAAAATTACTGAAAACAATAAAACTTTATTGGTTAGTAATATTGTAGAAATATGTCGTGGCTAATCATATTATAAAAAATATAATATAAATACATATATATTATAAAAAATATTAATTAAATGAAAATTATTAATTAAATGAAAATTATTTAAATTTTTTTTTTGTTATTTTTTAATTTTTAAAATATCCCATTTTTATTAAAGCAATTTTACTAGCATCTTGTTCTGCTTTTTTATTATTTTGTCCTTTACCTTCACTAATCACTTCTTTAGTATTTGGATTAATAAGTTGAACTGTAATAATTTGTTCTCCTGTTCTAGAGACATCACTTTTAGAAACCTTAAATGTGGGATTATATTTATGTATTCTTTTAATTAATTTTACAATTTTATTTTTATAATTTCTATCATCTAGAATAAATGTTGTAATATCTAATTGACTTGCTTCATCTTCTATTAAATTAATTAGAAATAATTCGGCTACTTGATAACCTGCTCCAGACATAAAAGAACTTAAAAATCCGTGTTTATCATTGTTAAAATCAAGATAAATAGCAGCAATAAAAGCCTCAAAAACATCACAAAGAATTTTGTCTTCTTCTCTAGCATTTTGTAAATCATCTAATGTTCTTCCAATAATTAAATAATCATTAAGACCTATTACTTTTGCTAGATGACCTAATGTAATACGATTAACTAAATTCATTTTCATAGAGGATAAAAATCCTTCACGTTGGTCAGGATATCGTCTATATAAATAACTTACAATAATATTTTCAATAACAGCATCTCCTAAAAATTCTAATCTTTCGTATGAATTATCACGTAAGAGAACACAACCATCAGGATTTTTAACAATTTTTACATTGTCTCTAGAACAAATCGTTTTAATTTTACCAACAGTATAGCTTTCATGAACCATAGCATCTTGATAAAAATCTAAATTATTAATATTTTGAAATACACCATATTTTTTTAATATATTTTGAACTGTATTTTTAGTAATTAATTTATTTACTTTATTAAAAGGATTAATAAAGCCAGAAACAATTTCATCAGGAGTTGCTACTAATTCATAAGAAACTTTATTATAATTTTGTTGGGACGTCATTTAAACTGTTATAATGTTATAATTTATTAATATTTATTAAATTTATTATAGTATAAGTGTAGTATAAATGTATTATAAATGAATAAAATATATAAAAATGTAAAATATAACAAAATTCTTATTTATAATTTAAATTATAATTATATCTTTAAATCAATTTTTAAATGTATTAAAATTTGTTATGTATAGTATTAAATTGCGTCAGTAAAATAAAAAATAAAAAATGGATAAAAACCAAACAACAAAACAAAATTGAATTTTATATATAAATATAAATATAAATATAAATATAAACGCGAAAATGGCTACTCTAATTACGTGTGAGTGTTGTTCTGCTGTGGTTTCGGCACTTTATATTCATTATAGTTATGGATGTTACTGTGCCACATGTTATCATCACAAGTGTGGTAAATGTGCTTCATCAAATTAGTGAGTGTGGAGTAGAAATACCTACTCCCTACACTTAATCCATTACATTCTTAACTTTCACTATAAGTGAAACTATTATTTTTTTCTATTTTTTTTATTATACCTAAAAATATTTAATGAAATTAATATTTATTTTTTATAAAATAATTCTTTTGTTTCTTCTTTCATATTTTTAATTATAGTATTAAAATTCATTTTCATTTCATTTTTCTTTTTTTCATCCCATTTATTTTTATTACTATTTAAAACAATAACTAATAAATCAAATGTTCCATTGATAAGTTTTCCTTTATCTTTTTCTTGTAAGATATAATTACCTCTATTAACTACTTTATACTCAACCATATATTTAGATTTTATTAAAGATTGTATATAATCAGCATCATCCCAATTTGGTAAAAATGAGAATATGGTAAAATCAAATTTATGTTTATTCATTTTATCCAAAAGTGTTAAACATTGGGAAGAACATTTTTTCATAAGAATAGGTAAATAAGGTGGATTAAAAAAAACGCCTTTTATATTTTGTAATATTAAGTTCTCATAATTTAGATTATAAAAACTTCCTACACTTCCAAAAATACTATCTGTATCTTTAAAAATAGAACAAAAACGATACATATTAAAATTTAAAGGACTAGCAAATGTTTCAAAACTAATATCAAATAATTCACTGATTGTTTCATATAATTCTATACCAATACTCCATTGTTGGCTTGATGTATCAAAAATACCATATCTTAATATCATACGTATAATATCATAAGGAAATGGTTTATCATAATTTTTCATTAATTTATAATAACGATTAGAATTTATAATTTTAGTATAATCTCTATATTTTATAATAAAATGAGTATCATTCTCTAATTTTATAGAACATTCAATTTTTTTTCCTAGATTAATAATCTGTGTTTCTATAATATGTTTAAATTCAGTATGGCGTTTTCTCAATTCATTATTGGCTTTTATAAATTCTTTTTCTATTTTTGATATTATTTCTGTAGATACTTTTATTTTTTTTTCATTATATTCATTAATCATTTTATTGAAATAAAATATAGAACATAGTTTTGATCCATCATTTAGTATTGGATTAAATAAGAAATAATATGATAATGTTTCATAATTTGTTTCTGTTTCATAATTCGTTTCATTTAATAGTGTATTATAATTATTATTATTACTATTTGTATTATAATTATTATGTATTATGTCTGGTGATACTCCATGATTAATACATTCCAAAACAAATCGTTCTATTATATTTTTATTTTCATATTTTTTTCTTTTATTTTGTTCGCTATTTTCATTTATACTTAATATTTTTTCAATGTTAGTTAAAAGTGTATTATACAGTATAGTTCTATTATATTCTAATTCTAACTTACTATATTGTTCTTGTGTAAATGTAAATTTTTTAACTTCATTTGTATTAAAATATGACGTTTTTTGTTTTTTTTCAGTCATATTTTAATTATGTTTATGTATTTTTTATATACTTTTATATGTAATTTTTATTTTTATGTCTAAATAATAGTAGTTAGTTTTTATTTATATTCTTTTTTTACAATAATAAATTTAAAATTATAAAAATAATAATTAAAATAATAATAAATATAATAAAGAATAGGTAAATAATTAAATTACATATCAAATAATTTATAATTTAAGTTCTTTAAAGAATTTATATAATTATTGTTAAATATTAATGGTAAAGGTTCTTTTAGTTTGCTTAATAATTCAACAACAATATAAGCACTTTCGTTTAATGAAATATTTTTTACTGGCATATTAAATAATTCTTTTCTAAAATTAGAACTCATAAAATTCATTAATGTATCATTTATTTTATGTTTAACTATATAATTTCTCATATCTTCAGTTTCAATTAATCTTATAAAAAATGTATATAAATCAAAATCTCTATATAATTTAATTCCTGCTGAACGTAATACAGTTATTGTTGGATCTATTTTTCTAGGAATTAAATGACTAATAAATAATTTTTTAATTTTAATATCTTTTTTATAATTATCAGGGTCTATATCACCATAGTCTTTAATAATATTATTTACATAATTTGTTAATAAAGGTTTAAATAAAATAGGTGATATTAAACGATATTGTTTATCTGTATTTTTATAATAACTATTTAATGTCATTGACGATCTATCAAAATCAGCAATTAATACAGCAAATCCTAAATTTTTTACTTTTATAGATTTACCAAAAACATTGTATTTAAAGTATTTAGTTTTAGTTAAAGAACATTTTGTAACAAATACATTTTCTGGTTTATAATCACCGTGAAAAAATTCAAGAGATGAAGATTGTAAATGACCTATTATTAATATTATTTGTAATAAACCATTTATAAAAGTAATATATCTTTTTTTATCATTCGTTATATTAAAATCACTATCAAATTTACCATTAATTATATTTGTTAAAAAATCTCTTCCTGAACCTAAATTTGCTTCTGCCATTAAATTATAACCTTGATATTTACCTTTTGATGTTTTATATTTATTACATACACCAGAATTAAAAATTTTAACTGTATTTAAAGGTAATTCATTATACACATATGTATTAATTAATGTTTGTATTGTAAACCCATCTAATTCTACAAACATATATTTATTTGTTTCTGTTCTTAATTTTATATAATAATTATTTAAGGGAACAACTTTTAAGATTTGTTTTTCATAGTTATTTTCATTGTTAATTTGTTTTTTTTTACTTTCTATTTTACACATAATAGAATGAATAGATGCTCCGCTTTTGCCTTGAGAACTATAGGTTTTCATTGTATTACATTTACATTCTTCTTCTAAATGTAATTTATGTAAATTACTACAAATACAATTTAATTTATCATCATTAAATAATTCACTATCTAATTTTTTACCTTGAATTATTTTTTTATTTCTTAAATTATATAAATTATCATCTAAAAATTCAATCACTTTATCTGTTTTATTTTGAGATACTTTATTTTGTTTTATTGTTTTTACTTTTGTTAAAAATGTTTTATTACTTTTTTTACTTGTTTTACTTTTTTTATTTTTACTAAAATTACTATTGATTATTGAAAATGTAATTGTGCTTTCAGTATCATTTAAATTATTATTTAAATTATTATTAAAATTATTATTAAATAGTGATTTTGATTTAGTTTTTAGTAATGATGATTTTTTACTTTTTACTAGTGAAGAATTACTATTAGAATTATTATATTTTATCATATATACTGTTACGATATTACTATTATATTACTATATAATTATATTTTTTTTTATTATTTATAAATTAAATATAATATAATTTATTATATTAGTTGTAAGTATATTTATGCAACTATTTATAATTAAAAAAAACATATACTATTATATTTATATAATTAAAATATAAAATATAAAATATAATATTATATTAGATAAACTAATATTAGTAATTTATAACTAATTTATAGTAACATAATTAAACTTATATTATGCCTAAATTAACATTAAAAAAACCCAAAGGTAAAAGTAATTCTAAAAGTAATTCTAAAAGTATTCCTAAAAAAACTATTAAAGTATCAAAGAAAAAACAATTTATTACAGTTAAAATAAATGATGATGACAATAAAACAGGACAAACTAAAAAAGAAATAATGGTAAAAGAAGATAAAAAAGAAGCAACAAAAGAAGATAAAATAAATAAGTCTCTAGAGAAATATATTCCATTAGAAATTAAAAATAAAGTTTATCCTAAAAATAGTATGTGGGAATTACCTAATCGTAAGCATTTTTATAATTGGGTAAATACTACTTTTGCTCAATATGATGAAACCAATAAATCTTATACTACTAAACAAGAAATACCACGTATTAAAGAACAAAACGAAATGCGACTAAATACTATTCAACGTTTAACCCGTGATTATTTACAAGATGGAAGTCCTATGAGAGGTCTATTATTATATGTTGGTTTAGGACACGGTAAAACATGTGCTTCTATTGCTATTGCTGAAGCAATATATACTAAAAAAGAAGTTCTTTTTGTTAGTAAAGCAAATTTAGAAGAGAATTTTAGAAAAGAAATAAAACAATGTGGAACAGATTATTTCAAAAAATTAAATCATTGGGTGTTTAATAAATGTGAAAAAGAAAGTGAAAAACAATTGGCAAAAGAGTTAGGTATTACAGAAAAATCTATGAATGATAATAAAGGGGTGTTTTTTATAGATTTTACAAATAATAATTCTAATTACAATGATTTAACCCCCACACAAAAAGAAAAATTAGATAAACAAATTAATGATATGATAAATAATAGATTTAAATTTTTACATTATGATGCTCCTAATAAATCAACTTTACTCAAAGAAGGTATTTTTGATAATAAAATTGTTATTGTAGATGAAGTTCATAATTTAGGTAATACAATGAATTCAAAAAGTATTAGTGGTAAATTGTTTTATAAATTATTTATGGATGCCAAAAACCCAAAATATGTATTTTTAAGTGGTACACCAATTATTAATCAAGTTATTGAAATTAGTAAAATTTATAATATTTTACGAGGATATATGAATGTTCTAGAGATTAAATTTAAAACTTTGTATGATGGTGGATTAAATATAAATTATGAAAATATTAGATATAAATTAAAACAAAACGAATATGTCGACCAAATTATTATTGATAAAACACGCAAAATTATTAAAGTCACTAAAAATCCCGATGATTTTATAACTGAACCAAAAGGGAAGGGAATTATTTATAAACCAGAAAATAATATTGATGATACTACATTTTATCAACAAATTGAAAAATTAATACAACAAATGGGTTATAAAATACTTATTGTTGAGAAAAAAGAAACGTGTTTTCCTGAAGATAAAGATGAATTTGAAAGACAATTTTATAATCCTGAAATTAATAAATTAAAAAATGTAGAATTAATTAAACGTCGTATTGTAGGTTTAACCTCTTATTATGGTTATCAAGATAAAACACGATACCCTAAACTTGTATCTACTAATATAGACCCAATACCAATGAGTTCATATCAATTATCTAAATATGAAAAATATAGACATGAGGAAATAGAAGATGATAGAAAGAAAAAACGCCACGGTGATAAAGAAGATAATGTATCATCAACATATCGTTTATACAGTAGGTTAGCCTGTTCTTTTGTATTTCCAGAAGAAATTGGTAGTCCTTACGATAATAAAGAAGTGAAAGATAAACTTTTACAAGTTGAAACTTTATCCGAACATTTAGATAATGATTTAATAATTACTGATGATGAAATAGATACAATGTCAAAGTCAGTCTATGAAAAAACGATTAAAGATACTTACTTAAAAATATTAGCAAAAGATAAACATAAATATTTAGATATAAAAAATGGTAGTCTTGCTAAATATTCACCAAAATATTTAAAAATAATTTCTAATATTTTAAAAGAAGAAGGAAAACTATTTGTCTATAGTAATTTTTTAACATTAACCGGATTAAATACATTTGCTCTTGCTTTAGAACAAACTGGGAAATGGTCACAATTTGATATAAAAAAAACTAAAGTAAATAATGAATGGAAATGGGTATTAGATATGGATGAAAAAGATAAAGATAAACATAAATATATGTTTTATACTGGTGCTATAGATAAAACAAAACGTGAAATTTTACGGAATATCTATAATTCTGAATTTGATAAATTAGACAGTAGTTGTTCTTTATTAGTTGCTGAATTAAAGAAAAATTATAAAAATAATTATACTGGGGATGTTATAAAAATGCTTATGACTACAAAAACTGGGGCTGAAGGTTTAGATTTAAAAGAAGTAAGATATATTCATATCATGGAACCTTACTGGCAACCGGTCTTAATAACACAGATTATTGGGCGTGGTGTGCGTAATGGGTCTCATTTAAATTTACCAAAACAAGACCGCACAGTAGAAGTATTTTTATATATGTCTACAATTACACCTGATTTAGTAAAGACAATTACAAAACAAGATGTGCGTTCTGATATTTATACTTACACTAACCCTGCTTTAAGTAATAAAGCATTTAAAGTTGTAACCAGCGATGAACATTTATATATGGTTGCTGAAAGAAAGAAAAAAATTGTGAATGAATTTCAAAATTTAATGAAAATGTCTGCTTTTGATTGTAGTATAAATTATAGTAAAAATAAATTATCTCCTGAAAATGAAAATCTTATATGTATGGATTATGATACTGAAAATAGAGATAATTATATTTATTCACCATCTACTCAAGATACGATTGATACAATTGATATTACACCTGAAAAACTTGTTTTTGATTTATATGATAAAATGAATATAAAAGATAAATTATATTATGCTGATAAAAAACCTAACGCAATGGGTAAAATGTATATTTATAATGAAAATTTAGTATATAAAAATAGATTACCTAAACCTGTAGGAGAAATTAAACTTAAAAATGGTAAAAAACAAATTATGTTTTATAAAAAGAAGAAGTAAGTAGGATTTACAAATCCCGCACGCAAATTTTGGTTAAGTTTTTTTTTAAAACTTAGTTTTGGTTAAGTTTTTTCTAAAAACTTATTTATATAAATCCAAGAGTAAGTATGGATGCTCCTTGAACTAAAATCATATAGTTTTCAAATGAAGGAAATAATTGAACTACTTTATCTTCAACTATATTTATTTTACTAACACCTAAACCAATAAATCCTATTAATGCTAATATTGTTATTAATATTAAAATATTTTTTTTAGTTTTAGTTTTTATTTTTAATTCATTATAAATTGTATTACTTGTTAATGTAATATTTATTAATGCTGATATAAATATAATACCTGCTAAAATATAATGATCCATTTTACTATAAAATGTTGTAATCCATATAAGTGTAATTATTAATGAAGATATGACTAAAACTAATAATAATCTAGTAAAAAGATATGCACCTCCTCTATAATAAGTTAAATAACCTAATATACCAAATGATAATACTAATAGTATAACCATCGCATATTTATTACCAAAGGCTAAAGATTGAGAAACTGTAAAATTTTTATCATCTATTTCACCTTTAAGGGCACTTACTAAATAGGCACTTAATCCTATACATAAAGCAAATATTAATAAGCATAAAGATGCTAAAACTTTAGAAACTGTATCTGGTGCTCTCATTTTATTATTTTTAGTTTTATTTTATATAAAATTATGTATTAATTAATATATATATATATACAAAATTTTTAGAAATTATTAAAAAATAAGAAAAATAAATTTTGTATATATATATATATTAATTAATACATAATTTTATATAAATAATTTAATACTATTTATTACGAAGAACACATTAAACATTCAGGTTCTTCTTTAATTTCGATATGAATTTGAGTTTCATTTGTATTATGTTGTGTTATATTATTATCTTTATTATCTTTATTATTAGTGTCTTGTTTTGTAGTATTCGCTTTTAAATCAACACTAAATTTTTGTGCTGATGTTTTACGTATATACATTATTATTAATTAATTATTATATTCCCATAAAAATCCTCCATGAATTGTTTTATTTTTAATTGCATATATTAATGTTGAACTACAAAAACTATATTTTATATATATTTCATTAAAAGTATTAAATATTACGACTTCATTATTTAATGGATTTATTTGTTTAATTGATTTTGAATTAGTTGGTATTATTCTATTTATTGGTTTATTGTATTTAATTAATAAATCGTCAGGACATTTTAAATATTCTATATAATAATTATTATTATATAATTCATTATTTGTAATAATATTTTTAACTTTTATTTTACTTATTTTTAATTCTTTTCCTAGAAATTCTTTTGTATAAAAAGAATCTAAAATTTTTGTTTTAGTTGAATTTAATTTAAGTATTGTTGAACGTATTGGAGGTTTTGCTTTAAAATTTACTGTTGGTAAAATATTAGCAATTGTAGGGTCTTCACCTTTTTTTACAAAATTCCATCTAAAATTTTTATATATTTTATTATTTTTTATTGCTGTTTGAATACTGGATTTTTGAAAACCATTATTTTCTGGACTACGTAAAAGATAAATCATACTATCATATATTTTTATTATATTTTTAAAATTATCTGGGTCTATTTTTTGTATTTTTTGCCCCTTAGGCGTTTTACCCTTAATATTTAAATTTATAGTCATATTATAATTAGGATTTTGTGTTTCATTTGTTTTTAATTGTCTATTTTCTATATTAGTTATTGTTTCAATTATAGGTTCAATTATAGGTTCAATTATAGGTTCAATTATAGGTTCAATTATTGTTTCAATTATTGGTTCAATTATAGGCTCACTTATTGGTTCAATTATTGTTTCAATTAGTGGTTCAATTATAGGTTCAATTATAGGTTTAATTATAGGTTCAATTGTAGAATTAGATAATAATGTATTATTATTTATTATATTTTGATTTTGTTGATAATCTTTAATATTAGTTATTAGACTAGGCAAATTATTATTTAATATTTCTTTTACTGTATTAATATATAACTCATTATTTAATATATTAGATATTAGATTATAATCTAATTTTTGTTTTTCTAAATCTAATTTTTGTTTTTCTAATAATTGTATTGGTGATAAAAACATAATTTGTGATACATAATGTTTAACAATATTTAATAATTGATTATAATTAAATTCATCATTTAATAATACTATTTCTTGAGGCATATGACCATTAATTGGTTGTCTATGTAAATATTTTTTTATAGTAGAATCTGCCAATATACTTTCTTCAACATCTCTAAAATTATCACATTCAAATATTTCTAAAAACATTGAATTACCATACTGTCTATTTAATTGATTATGTCTTGCCAAAGTTTCTTTAGTTGAACCAATTTTTATAAATTTATGTTCTTCAATTTCAGAGATATAAACACATCTTTTACCTTTTGTTTTTTCAATTAATATTTTATGTTTATTTAATTTTAATTCAAGTTTATATTTGTCTTCATTTTTTTTATATTTTTCTTTACTTTGTTTTATTTTTTCATCTTTAATTAATAATTGATTTCGTAATTCTACTGTTTCTTCATTCATAGTGTCATGTAATACTTCTTCAAGTTTTATATAATAATTATGTATTTCATCTGATTTTTTAGTATTTGCCTTTAAACAGAATTTTTTAAATGTATTAATTGTTAATAAAATAGTTTCTTTATTATTACCTCCTCGTTTATTTTGGTTATCTTGTTTTAAGTTTTGCTCCACCGAAGAGTGGAGCAAAATTTCTTTAGTATTTTGCTCCTCTTTTGGGAGGAGCAAAACTTTATAATCTAAATCTAATACAAAATATTTTTCAAGTAATCTTTTAGAATTATCTTTACGTGTAAAACCACACCATTTCCAAATATTATCAAAATCTATTATAAAATCATTATTAGAATTATGATTTAAATAACAATAAAAACTTGAAACAAATAATTGTTGCTCTGAATTAGTAAATTTTTCTTTAACTTTTGTAATTAATTTACTTTGATAATCTTTAGAAAGACGTGTAATAGGATTTTTTTCTATAAGTTTAACTATATCTAATGTATCAGTCATTTTTATATTTTACTAATTGTAATTATATGTTATAAATGTATTCTCTTTAAGTTATAAAATGTGTTATTATTTGTGTAAAAAAATACACAATTTTTAACAAATTAAAAAATAAAAAATAAAAAATATAAATAATTTAATACTATTTATTACGAAGAACACATTAAACATTCAGGTTCTTCTTTAATTTCGATATGAATTTTAGTTTCATTTGTATTAGGTTGTGTTATATTATTATCTTTATTATTAGTGTCTTGTTTTGTAGAATTTGATTTTAAATCAACACTAAATTTTTGTGCTGATGTTTTTGCTTGTGAGCGTAAATAATAGATGCCTGTTTTTAACCCTTTTTTCCAAGAGTAAAAATGCATAGCATTTAATGTTTTATAAGTTGGATTTTTAACAAATAAATTCATTGATTGTGTTTGGCATACAAATGGGGCTCTATCTGCTGCTAAATCAATAAGTGTTTTTTGTTTCATCTCCCAAACTGTTTTATAAAGGTCTTTTATGTTTTGAGGTATTTCATCTATGTTTTGAACACTACCATCATTCATAATAATTTTATCTTTCATTGATTGATTCCACATACCTAAGTCAAGTAAATCTTGTACTAAATATTTATTTATAACTACAAATGTGCCTGCTAATGTTTTACGTGTATATATATTATTAGTAAATGGTTCAATACATTCATTCCAACCTAATATTTGACTTGTTGAAGCAGTAGGCATAAGGGCAATTAAGAGTGAATTTCTAATACCATGTTTTAAAATATCGGCTCTTAATGTATCCCATTCTGGTTTCATTTCTGGGCTAGGTTCAACATTCCATAAATCAAATTGAAATTTACCTTCTGATATAGGACTACCTATAAATGAAGCATAAGAACCAGCGTATTGATTTGGTAATTTTAATTCATCATCAATAATAAAATGAGTTGCTTTTAATTCTTGTAGTCTTGCCTTATCTTCTTGAGACAATTCAGTTGGATTTTCAGCGGTTCCAGAACCTAATTTAATAATACGTTTATATTCTTGGACGTATTTCTTTCTTTTACGGGCAATTTCCATACTACATTCTAAAGCAGCAAAATACATATTTTCAAATATCTTACGATTTATGACTCTGGCTTCATCACTATCAAATGGTATTTTTAACATAGCAAGAAGGTCCACCAGTCCTTGACATCCAATTCCTTGGGGTCTGTGTTTCCTATTACTATACTCGGCTTCCTTCACTGGATAATAATTATAATCTATAATTTTATTTATATTACGAACAACTTGTTTAACAACTTCTCTTAATTTTTCATAATTAAAAAAAAGATTACCTTCTTTATTTGTCTCTATCATTTTAGGTAAAGCAATACTTGCTAAATTACATACAGCAATTTCATCTCGTGATGTATATTCACATATTTCGTGACAAAGATTACTGCTTTGTATAGTTCCTAAATTCTTTTGATTATTTTTAATATTAACAGCATCTTTAAAACCAATATAGGGTGTTCCTGTTTCCATTTGTGATGTAAGTATGGCTTCCCATACTGTTCTTGCTTTTAAAACTTTAATATAACGCCCTTCTTTTTCATATTGTGTATAAAGTTTTTCAAATTCGTCTCCATAAGTTAAATATAGATTGGGGCATTGGTCGGGGCACATAAAAGACCAATCGCCGTCTTCTTCTACACGCTTCATAAATAAATCAGGTATCCACATAGCATAAAATAAATCGCGGGCACGTTCTTCTTCAATACCAGTATTTAATTTTAATTTTAAAAAGTCCAATACATCAGAATGCCACGGTTCTAAGTAGCAAGCGATGGAACCTGCTCTTTTACCTCCACCATTATGTGCAATACCTAAATGAGCAACAGTATAATCGTGGGGTGTATCAATTTCAAAATCATGAACTGTTCCTTCATATTGTATTTTTTTAATAGTTTCTATACGTGAATAAATATAATTATTATGACACAAAAATGTAAAATAATTACTTTGTGGAGCATTAGGAAACATTTCAAGTATTTCAGGGATACGGGGTATTCTAAGAACATATGTTGGTAATTTAGTAGTTATATTTTTATATGTTGATACATTACCAACACGATTTCTTTCATAACCTGAACTTAATGCTCCTAAACGTAATAACATATATCTTAATGCTTCAATAATAGAATAAGATGTCATTTCTATACTTATTTCTTTTTCTCCAATACAACCATCAGTTTTTATTAACCCTTTAATAATTTGTTTTATTTTATTTAATGGTAAATGTAAAAATTGTGGTTCAAATCGTTTAATTTTATTATTATCATAAATTTGAGATTGTAAAAATTTAAAGCCAGGGTTAGCAGATGACCATTTTAAACATACACATTTAGTTGATTCATCATCTGTGTAAGAATTTACTTTTATACCTCTATCTTGTAAATAAGATGTTACAAAAATAATAATATCATTTTTAGTTGTATTATTTAAAGATACACCAGAAGCAGACTTTGAAATATAACCATCTCCAAGTAAAATACCATACATATAACAATCATCTTCTGTAATAGTTTGTATATCTAATTCATACATTGGTTTTGGAAAGACTAAAAAATCATCTATTTGTAATTCATTTGCATCGTAAAACTCTGGTTTTATTATATTTTTATCTAATCTATTACATATTGTATTAAAATTTAAGCCTTTAGTTTGTTCTTTCAAAGCCATTATTTGATGTTCTCCTGTTACTTTTATTGGATATAGTGCGTGTTTAATTTGTATTTCTAACATTTCGCCATTATATTCATGACGAACAGGTAAATTTACATTAGCATATGACCCATTACTTGTTAGCACTTTTTCTCCAATAGCAATATCTTCGATAGCCTTAGGACCATTTAATGTATAAACGATTGTTTCTGGTGTAAAACATTGGTCAACGTAGCGTGCGGTTTCATTAAATACTTTAAGCATAGGAACAATACCATTACTAATGCCATTGGTTCCTCTAATACGACTACCTTTCCCTCTAATTTTATGAAACGCAACACCAATACCACCAGCACATTTACTAATTTTAGCACAATCTTTAATTGTTTTATAAATACCGTCAATACTATCTTCATCTACAGTAAGTAAGAAACAACTTGATGCTTGTTCTCGTTGAGTTCCCATATTAAATAAGGTTGGTGTTGCGTGTGTAAAATAACCTTCTGACATTAATTTATAAGATTTTAGTGCTTCTTTAATATCATCTTTATGAATACTTAAAGCAACACGCATTAATAAATGTTGTGGGCGTTCAATAATTTTACCATTAATTCGCATTAAATAAGCACGCTCTAATGTTTTAAAACCAAAATAATCATAATTAAAATCTTTTTCATAATCTAGAGTAGCATTAATTTTATTTTTATGTTCCATTACCATATCATATAAACGTTTATTAATAAGAGGACAGTGTTCTCCTAAAACATCTTTGTTGTCCCATAATACTTGTATAACTTCACTATAACTTGGACTTGTATTTTTATTATGATTACTAATACTAATACGGGATGCTAATTTTCCATAATCAGGATGTAATGTTGTTTTTGCAGCACAAATTTCAGCAGTTAATTCATCAATCTTATGAGTTGGAATACCGTCATAAATTTGGGCTATAATTTGTTGTGCTAATTCAATAGCATTTAATTTAGTTAAATCTTTAGAATATTTTTGGATACGTTTAATGATTTTATCAAAAGAAACTTCTTCTCTTTCATTATTACGTTTTAATACATACATTGACATTGTTGATGCCATTTTAGTAGTTATGAATTTGTTAATAAGTAATAATTAAAATTTTTTGTTTTATTAAAATAAAATTAATATATTAAAAATACAAATATTATTTTATTAATATTGTTAATATATTTTTTTATTTTATATTAATCTTAAAGTTTTTATTTTTAAATTTATATATTTTAAATTTTATATATTTTTTAAAATAAAAATTTAACACCTAAAAAATAAAAAACTAGAAATTAAAATAATAAAAAATAATAAAAATAAATAATACTATTATTGACTAACAAATATTCCTTTTTTTGTTTCTTCTTCCACTTCTTCTTTAACTTCTTCTGGTTGAGGTAATAATTTTTTAATATTTGCTTTTGTTTTATTTTCACAATAAAATTTAACTTTTTCACAATAGTATAAATCAATTAAATTATTATTTTCTAAATGATTAAATATATCATAAACATTTAATACTGGTATTATTTTCTCTTTTTGTGTTGTTAAATTTACATATTCTCCTTCACATAAATTAACAATTAATATTAAGCCTACTATATTGCCACCATATTTTCTAATTTTATTCATAATATTATTTAAAAGAAAATCATTACTTACAATTGTTTCAATTAATATAATTTTATCATCAATTTCCATACCACCTTCTATTTTAATATGTTTAATATTATCTTTATCATTATTATCGTTTCCAGAATGATTTATATATAACATACCTTTTTCAAAACTAGTTGCTATATTAGTAGCATAAGGAATAGCGCTTGAACTAGTTGCACAAATTTTATTAAACTCTATTTCTTTATTTGTTTCTTTTATTTTAATTGTATTTTCAACTAGTAAAGAAATAGTGTCAAATAATTCTGGATTGGATAATACTTTATTAAAATTCATATGATAAGGTAAATCTCCACTAAGAGGGCATTCTTTTACAGTAATTGTCTTTGAAGACATTAAACTTGTATAAATCGTTGCTTTAGCCATAATGAAATGAGGTAAGAAATGAGTTAAGAAATGAGTTGATAAATTAAAATAATAAATAAATAAATAATTATAATTATTATTATAAAATAAATTTTAAATTAAAATTTTACTTAATTAATAAATAAAAAAAATATTAATAAATATTAATAAATAAAAAATATTAATAAATAAAAAAATATTAATAAATAGTTTAATAAATAGTTTAATATAAAATGCTAACTAAAAAAAATTTAACTTTAACTAAA